CTGGCACATATACGATCACTCTCAATGATCTAAGAGCAAACGCAACTATTGAGACTGTTACTGCGGCAGATATCCGTCATGTTAAATGGTCAACAAATGGACACATTCGTATTGTTCGTAACGGTGTTCCATTATTAGCACTACACAGTGGTGGTGGTATGGATTTTGATGAATATGGGTATTCAATTGCAAACAATAATAATCAAAGCATCGTAGTTGAAATTGTTACTGGCGGCACAGTTATTTTAGAATTAGCCAAGTACGCAACATACAATGTTGATCCTTATACAGGAGTAACAAACTAATGAAACTCATCAAAGAACATATTGAAAATGTAAAATATCTTACCGAAAAAACGGAAAACGGTAAAAAGAATCTTTACATTGAAGGCATATTTCTTGTTGGCGATGAAGTCAATCGCAACAATCGTATGTACAAAATGGACACGCTGCGTAACGAAGTGCGAAGATATACAGAAGAATATATCAATTCTAATCGTGCGCTTGGAGAACTCGGACATCCAGACACACCATCTCTAAATCTTGAGCGTGTGTCACACAAGATTACAAGTTTGGTAGAGAACGGCAATACATTTGTCGGTAAAGCACTAATCATGGAAACACCATATGGCTTGATTGCTAAGAATCTAATCGAGTCTGGCGTTGGTCTTGGTGTTTCATCACGTGCTTTAGGTTCTGTCGTTATGACAAAAGAAGGTTACAATCTGGTACAAGATGACCTGCGCCTTGCAACTGCTGCTGATATCGTTGCTGATCCTTCTGCACCCGGTGCTTTCGTACAGGGTATCATGGAAAATAAAGAATGGTTATTCGTAGAAGGACGCTTTGTTGAATCTGACATTATTATGCTAAACAGCAAATTCGCAAAGCATCACGCAGAGATATCGAGTCTGTTGGATTACAACTTTTCGAAAACTTCCTACGAAAACTTTAAAATTTATAAATAAGAAATCATAAGGAGATATTCAATGGCAACAAATAAACTAATGGAAGCCGCAGCAGAAATTCTTGCATCAAGCAAGTCATCCGCTGGTGGTATGCCAATGCCTAAATTAACTCAGAATACACCTCCAGGCAATCCTGGAACACCTGAAGATTTAGGCGGTCCTACACCACAGAATTATAAGAACAATGATGATTCTGCTAAGTTGACAAACAAGGCAACTGCTAAGAGTGCTTCTGCACCTACAACTAAGCCTTCAGCAGCATCAAGCGATGTTCAACTTGGAGACAAGAACATGAAGTACGGTTCAGGTACAAACATGATGCCTGAAGAAGAAGATCGTGAAGATGAAGAACTCATCGATGACGAGTCAGCAATTGAAGAAATGAAAGCACAGATGAAAGAAGATGTTGCTTCATTGTTTGCCGATGACTCAAGCATCTCTGAAGATTTCAAAGCAAGAGCAGCAACAATCTTTGAAGCACGTGTGTTTGACCGTGTTGCACAGATTCAAGAACAATTGGAAGCAGAGTATGCTGGTCAATTAGAAGAGGCTGTTAATGCTATTCGTGACGAACTGACAGAGAAGGTAGATGACTACCTGAACTACGTAGTAGAGCAGTGGATGGCAGAAAACGAAATCGCAATTGAAAGCGGTCTGCGTTCAGAAATCACCGAAGATTTCATTGCTGGTCTGCGTAATCTGTTTGCCGAAAACTATATCAACGTTCCAGAAGATAAAGTTGACCTAGTAGATGAACTAGCATCTAAGGTTGAAGAACTGGAAGTTAAACTGAATGAAGAAATTGAAGCAAATGTTCAGTATAAAAAACAACTTACTGAAGCAATCAAAGCACAACTGGTAAATGAAGTATGCGAAGGTCTTACAGCAACTCAAGTAGAAAAAATTAAAGCACTTGCAGAGAGTGTAGAGTTCTCCACAGAGGAAGAATTCACAGAAAAACTTGAGACAATTCGTGAGAACTACTTCCCATCAGGCGTAAAGAAAGCCAATGCTTCACAGTTGCACGAAGAAGTGGAAGATGACGGCACTGAAAAGAAAGTTGCCGCTGATCCATACGTCGCTTCGGTTGCACAAGCAATTTCTAAAATCAAAATCTAAAAATAAAATAAGGAGATACAAAGATGTATTTGTCTGAAAATCTACAATCAAAATGGGAAAGCGTTCTGGATCATCCAGATATGCCAAAGATTGCTGACCCATATCGTAAAGCCGTTACAGCAGTCATTCTTGAGAATCAAGCACAAGAAATGATCAAAGAAGGTGCAATCCTGAATGAAACAGGTTCACCAACTAACTTTGCTGGTACAGGCGGTTTCAGTGGCGGTGCTGCTGCTGCTGGTCCTGTTGCTGGTTTCGATCCAATTCTAATCAGCCTGGTTCGTCGTTCACTACCTAATCTGATTGCGTATGACGTTTGCGGCGTTCAGCCAATGACAGGTCCTACAGGTCTGATTTTTGCGATGCGTACAAAATACTCATCACAAGGCGGTACAGAAGCATTCTACAATGAAGCAAATACAGCATTTTCTGGTGCTAACGGTGCAATCGTTGCTTCTTCAATGAGCATTGCTGGCAACACAACAGACTATCTGTTCGTTGGTAACGCTGCTCCAACAGGTGCAATGACAACTGGTTCTGCTGAAGCATTAGGTGACGGCGCTGCTGGTAACACATTCCAAGAAATGGCATTCTCAATTGAGAAAGTTACTGTAACAGCACGTACACGTGCTCTGAAAGCAGAATACTCAATGGAACTGGCACAAGACTTGAAAGCGGTTCATGGTCTTGACGCTGAGACAGAACTTGCAAACATTCTGTCTGCTGAAATTCTTGCTGAAATCAACCGTGAAGTTATCCGTACAATCTACAAGATTGCTAAGCCAGGTTGCCAAGCAGGTACAACAACCAAAGGTGCATTCAACCTAGACACAGACTCAAACGGTCGTTGGATGGTTGAAAAGATCAAAGGTCTGGCATTCCAGATTGAGCGTGAAGCAAATCAAATTGCAAAGACAACTCGTCGTGGTAAAGGTAACATCGTTATCTGTTCTTCAGACGTAGCATCTGCTCTTGCAATGGCTGGTATTCTTGACTATAACTCAGCACTTGCTGGTCAAGTATCACTGACAGTTGACGATACAGGCAACACATTTGCTGGTACAATCTTCGGTCGTATCAAAGTTTACATCGATCCATACTTCCCTGTTGGCTCAACATCTGAGTTTGCAGTTGTGGGTTACAAGGGCACTAACGCATACGATGCTGGTATGTTCTACTGCCCATACGTTCCTCTACAAATGGTTCGTGCAGTTGATACTGGTACTTTCCAGCCAAAGATCGGCTTCAAGACTCGTTACGGTCTGGTAGCAAATCCATTCGCAGAAGGTACAGATCAAGGTCTTGGCGCTCTGACAACACAGAGCAACAACTATTATCGTGGTTTCCGTATTGCGAACCTGATGTAATTAAATAACCACCGCAGAGTGGGATTTAG